ACATGCCTATATTTATCTGGACCCTCTATCTCATAACTATAATCTAGTTTAATAGTTTGGTCTTCTGTAGGTTGAAACGATACTTTACCAAACGAAACAATTTTATCTTCTAGGATACCTTGCGTAATCCTTAGTTTCATGAAACCTTGTTCGTTGGTTTCCTCTAATACTTCGTGTGGTAGTTGTGCTTGAGAAGTATCTCTTAACTTATCAGTATGGTAATTTTCTTTTTCCCACTTCTCTTTTGCTTCTAAATAATCCTCTTTAGAAACATAATCTCGTTCGGAAAAAATTGGTTCGTATTCCTTAGGATTATTCCCCTGTATTATCGTCGGTTTCTTGCTCATCTTGTCCATACATAAATTTAGATTTACAGTGCTCGTCAATCTTATTCATAACTTCTTCAGTAAAAAACTTTTCGGGTTCTTTCATAATAGCTTTACCGAATACTTTTTTACCATCTACAGTTATACGACCACCAGCACTTTCCCAGATACCTGCTTCAACTGCTAAATCAGTAAGACCATGATATCTAGATAATCCTTGTTCAAAGTTAAGTTTACATTCGACTTTCATCTGCTCTTTAGTAAACCTAGACTTCTGAGTAGTACACTTAATAATATTTCCTACAACTTCTGTACCATCTCTATCTTTACTTTTACCTAAAAATACGATCGTAGATGCAGCATATTTTAAGCCACCTCCACCACCCATATCTTTCATAGGTACATAAGATCCGATAACATCGTAAGTATGATTGGTCACAATCATTGGTACATCAAGCTGTGCGAGTTTTAGACTCAATACTCTAAAAGCACCTCTTACTAACTGTGCTCTTGTCATATC